ACTGTTGGCATTTCTTCATCCTACCCCCTAGCTTCCTTCATACTAAGGACTCCTTAACTTCTTTGATAGATAAACATACAAACTTTGAACCGGGTACTAAATTGATCCAAGTTACTTCTCTTTCAAATTCCATTTCATTTATCCAATCTGCTTTTTCTGTATCCCAGGCTCTTAAAACCAAAACATCTCCAACTTTATAATCACGATCATTCAGACGAACTTCACAAGTTTTCTTGCCTTCAAGAATTGGAAATAAGTTCTGCGGCCAAATTTTCAAATAATGTCTCATAACTCCCTATCCTTGGGGTGGGTGACTGGTATTTGGCATTGTTAATATTCCAGAATAAGGAACGTTAAAATGCAGGATTAGAGCCGTAAGCATTGCTTCAATTCGGTTCATCTGCTGATTCTTAAAATCATCCTGATTAACCTGACCTGCTTCTACTTTAGCCTTTAACTCATGCAGTTTATCCATCATTCCGAAGTGCGTACCCTTCACGCTTTCATCGTTGGCTTTCTCTAGAAGTTCCTTAAAATCCGGTCTTGGTTCTCCAAAACTTCCATCTCTAAACTCTTGCATTCCCATATACCCAATCTCCTTTTTATTTATTCCGTGACCATCAAAGTTTTACTTGCTGCTGACCGCTGATTCCTCACGGAAACGGCTACAGGTTTCCCAATTAGCCAAATGATCCGTTCCCGCACCTCTTGTAATTCCTCTTAACTTGCATTTGACATAAACCTTCGCCCCATGCTGATGCCATTCGGAATATTCACAGTGCTTGCACCGCTTATCTTCCGGGCCGGGCCCATACTTAATGACCATCGGATTTACTTTCTTAAACCGACTCTTTAATTCTGGTACTGGCTTATCAAATTCAAGCTCGAAGCTCATTACCCACTCCCTCGGCTATTGACTCACTTTGTTGTAAAGCTCTAAATGCTCAATGTAAATCGCAAAAGCCCGAGCTGTTTTTTCTGCTGTAAATTGTGAAGGACACAGCGCATAAATAACTTCATCTACCAGAACTTTCCAGTATCTTAGCTCACCACTTGAAGGTCGCTCGATTCTTACTTTCATATCGCTATTGGGGTTGCTTACAAATTAAATCTTTTCCAAAATACCATTTCCGATTCTTGAAACTCTATCGATCAAATCGGAAGACATAACTATCTTTGAATTTGATGCCATTGATCTTTCGGCGGTCTCAAGTTTCTTTAATTCGATCGCATTGCCTTTAAAAAACTTATCAGCAGCCTCGTTTACAAGCTGAATAGCTTCTGCTTCGCCTTGAGCCTTTAAAATCGCTGCTTGTTTATATCCTTCAGCTTTTTTGATTTCAGCTCGCCTTACGCCGTCAGCTTCAGTTTCAGCCGCTTCAGCCAAATTCTTTGCTGCAATCTTTTGCTGTTCTGCTTTAATAATATTATTCATCGATGCCTGAACATCTTGCGGAGGGTCGATTCTCTGAATTTCGACACGCAAAACGTCAACCCCATAACTGGCGGTTTCTTTATCTAAAATTTCTTCAACCCTATGGTTGATTTCTGAGCGCTTCTCATTAGCCTCAGTTAATGTCATCTGCCCAAGAACTGAGCGCAAAGTTGTCCTCGCAAGCGCTACAAGCTGCGCTTCGTGATCATCAATGTTGTAAAGTGCGTTTTTTGAGTCTTTTACCTTGTAATAAACCAAGGCGTCAACTTCAGCATTCAGATTGTCTTTCGTAATTACTTTTTGAGGTTCAACATCCACCATTTTTTCAGTAATCTCTAGAGTGATCAAATTTTCAATAAACGGAATAATGATGTTCAAACCAGGACCAGCCATACGGGTAAACTTCCCAAGAGTTTCAATCACTCCATTTTCAGTTGGCCTTACGATTCTAATCCCCATAAAAATAATCACTAAAACCAATAACCCGATTAAACCTAAAATGATTGTTATTAACATGTTTTGATCTCCTTTGGTTTATCTTTAAGCTCCAGTTGCTTCCTATCTTCCTCTGTTAACCCTGCTTCCCACCAGGGGGCTAGGGATTTGTCGTCTACTAATTTTCTGCGGTCGATGAAGTGACCATCAGCGTTTCTCATGCGTAACACCTTTGTTTTCCTCACGATTACCTAATAGCTCCGCTAATTCCTCTTTTAATTTCATGTTCTGTTGCTCTTGAAAAACTACTGATCGAAAACTTCCGCAGCATTGTTTAGATTTAAAAATATAATCCTCATATCGGTCATCACCAATGCGCCTTCGGCATATCTGCTGCACCATTAAATCAACCCACTGGCCTTTTCTTTTACTTTTATGTGAGTGATGTGTTTTGCATAAGTAGCCTAAAATATCTGTATCTAAAAATGTGATTTTGCATCCTCGGCTGATCACATGGTCAAGGTCTAAATTTTCTGTTTCTCCGCATCCGGGTATTTGACAAACATGACCGTCTCTTAAATCAACGATCTCATGGCAAAGAGTCCAATTTTCGTTTACCAACTTCCAGGCTGTTTTGTTCTGCCATGTTTTTTCTAAGATCCGGTACTTCTTCACTTTTTCTTGCTCCTTTCGTACTCTTCTCTCTTCAGTTTGTCAGCCATTTCGTAGCTATAGACATTGCAATACTCACAAAAAGGTCCATCAAACTTGTTTCTTCCACACTCACGGCATTGGATGGATTTCATGACCAACACCAGCATTTCCCGCGGCCGTCCGGGAGCTTCCCGGTCCCGTTGCACGTGGAACAATCCGGGTTCGGTTTTTTTTCCCGTTTTTCAAAGCCTGGTTTTTCAGGCTCTTTGTAGTTTTCCCAATCCGGCCAAGCCTCTAGCCAGTTTGGAAATTCCTGGGGCAGTTTCCAGTCGTTTGCCTTGAGGTGTTCGGCGTAGTTTTTGATGGATTTCTGCACACGCGAAACGATATCGCGGTTTACTGCAATTTCACACCATAGCCGAAGTGACGCAGACCTTTTCAGGCGGCCTCTGACGGGGTACTCGTTCCAGACAGTTTCAAACGCTTCAAGCTGGTTAAAATCTTCTTTCTTTACCGTTTCTTTTACCTTTTCCTTGTCCTTATCCTTTTCCTTGACCCGTTCTAACGGGTCACTTAACGGGCCTCTAACGGGCGTCAAAGCTAACAATCCTTTTGCGTCAAGGTAAGCCCTTACAGCCTCGTGAAGTCGGTTTTTAGGGTTTAAATTACCGTATTGGAAGGTTACAAAAGGGATGATGAACCACTTGCGGCCAGCGTCGAAAATATGGATTCTCTTCTCATCCTCATTGAAGGCTGCTAGCGCAGAATCGAGGTTTATCTTTTCTCCGATCCTAATGGCTAAAATTTGTTCGTCTTCCACTTCCCACACGCCGTTATGGTCGCAGTCGTCAGTGATAAAGTTCCAAAAGCATTTATAGGCCGGCGTCAACTTTTTATAAAAAGCCTTCTTCCACTTTTCGGTATCAGTGAATCTCTTAGCCATTGGGGGTACTTTCTGTTATTTCAAAATCTAGGCCGCATCTAACGGCGTGCCGCCTAGCATCATCTCGGTCTGTAAATCTTTTTTTGCACCACTTACATCGGTAAATAATGGTTTGCACGTTGCCTTAAGCCTCTTTTTTGCGATTTCACAATATTTCTCGTTAATCTCTATTCCTATTCCGTTGCGGTTTAATTCTTTACAAGCCACTAAAGTCGTGCCTGAGCCGAGGAATGGGTCAAAAACAAGATGGCCTTGATTGCTGTGCCAACTAATAAATTTCTTTACAAGAGAGAGCGGTTTTTCGTTCGGATGAACTCGCTTTTTATCAGGAAAAATTGAAATAATATTCGCTGTAGCAAAATCTTTATTAGCCCAAAGAAGATTAGAGCCTCGTTTTTTTGCCACCATAATCATTTCATGCTGCCTTCGGTATCTCCACCCAAGCCCAGGATTAACCTTGTCCCATATAACGGAATGAAAAAATTCAAGCCCATCTGAATCTAAACGGTTAGCAACCCAAGCGAATGTCGGAGAAGGTCCGCCGCCGCCGCAGCAGCAGCAGCAGCAGCAGTCATCTTTTAATAGCCTTACTGCTTCACGCATAGAGCCATCAATTACACGACGAAACTCTTCTTGAGAATCGTTAGCTATTGGCTTGTTTTCTATTCCGCGATGATCATTTAAACGAGCGTTTAAATCGCCATCATGGTTTGAGTGTCCGTAAGGTGGGTCGGTCCATATCATGTCTATGCTTTTATCTTGTAGTAAAGGCATGATTTCAAGGCAGTCACCTAAATAAATTTTTAAATTGGGGTCTTTTTCTTCGTAATAAAGATAATCTTCTAACTTCTTCATTCCGTCCTTTCCTAAGATTTTTCCTACTTCTTACTTCGGGGGATTCCCTATGTTTTTATTAGGGACAAATTTTTTTTATGAAGCCAAAGGCAAATCAAGCTGTTTTAAAGGTTCCGTTCTTATCCTCCAAGCAATCGCTTTCTTTCCGGTGATCCGGCAAGTCCTTTTCTCTGGACATGGCTCAACTTTTAATCCGTACTCAACTGAGGAAAGCTCAAACCTGCGGGGCCTGACATAATTTGGATCACGTTTTCCAAGAAATACCGCAAGTTCATAGTCCGTCAGTCCTTGCGGATTCTTCTCAAGAGCCTTTAATATTTCATTATGCCGTTCAGACAGGCCCTTGCGCTTTTCTTCGTAATAGGATTGGGTGGAGGTTTCTTGGATCATGCTGCGCCGTAATTTGCCCGGTGTTCATCCCAAAAAGGAGTCGTATCAATCTCAAAAAATTCTCTTACGAAAGCGTCAACCTTCTCGAAGTAGTCAGTAAATTCCGACTTCGTTAAATCCGTCGTTGTCACTTGCTCGATACTTTCGTGCTTATCTTTTGGTAAAATATGCTTCTTTAGGTTTTGATGAAGTTCTTCAGCGAAGAAATGCCCATGATCTTTTAGACCGGCGTCATTAATAAGCCAGTTCAAATAAACCCAATAAAGTGAGTTTTGAGGCAGGGTTCTGGTGCTTCCCCACTTGACCGTCAGTATTTCTCCAGATCTTGGCAGGGAGCCATTAAACTGTAATTTCGCCAGCATTTGGCCGTTATCAATCTTCGTGGCGAGGACTTTAGCTTTAACTCTAGGCATTAGAAATTAACATCGTTATCTGCGCCAAATTCGTCATACTTGGCTTGTTTCGACTCTTGTTTCTTTTCCTCATAAACATGAATCAAGGTTCCTGGCATGTGGTAAAGCTTGACGTATTGCTTACCGTTTTTTCCGACAAAGGTCTCGCCAATCCGCTTCCACGAAACCTTTTCTTCCCCATTAGATTCGTATTTTTCAGGCACACATAGATATTTCATTCTTTTTCCTTTCAAGTTGGAATTTGTGATGACAAGAAGGACACTCAACTTGATTTTTAAGTAGCTCCGCAAGGCGTTCTTTTTCCTTACGTTCAGCGTCTAGCTTCTTTCTGGCTAACTCTTCAGCTTTTCGCTTTGCTTCTTCCGCTTTGGCTCTTTCCTCCGCAATCTTTTTTGCTTGATCTTCTTTTTCTTTACGGGCTTTTTCTTCCAAGGCACGTTTTTCAGATTCAGCTTTAGCCTTTTCAGCATTTGCCCTCTCGCGTTCTTTAGCGAGGATAGATTCTTGCTTCTTTCGCTCTTCTTCCGCTTTAGCACGTTCAGCGGCTAATAAAGCTTCCTGTTTTTTGCGTTCTTCAGCGGCCTTTAACGCTTGCTCCGCAGCTTCTTTTTTAAGACGTTCGTTTTCTAATCTGATACGCTCCTGCTCCTCAGCTTCAGCCCTTTCCTTGGCTATTCGCTCTTCTTCCATGCGTTTTTCAATCTCAAGACGGATAGACGCTTCTTTCTTTTCTTGCTCAATCTCTACAAAACGCTCCTGCTTATCTAGGTACTCTTCAATGGGAACAATCAACGCCTTTAGGACATTGGCGATTCCATCAATAGCCTTCCCCTCCCTTAAAGATTGTTCTTTAAGCTTCTTGCGCGAGCTCTCAACAGCAATGCGCTTTTCTCGTAAAAACAATCTCCCAGTCCTCGCCATCTGCATTTCTGCCGTTTGATCGGGTCTGCTAACCACAAGAGTTTTAGCCTTAGCCTCCCACTCTGCTGCAATAGCAAAATAGTCTTTGAAATTCTCTAAAATGTACTGAGCTTTTGAAGGTTCAAGTTGACTTTCTTTGACAATGACTTCTAATTGGTTTTCCATTATTTAATCCTTTCTACAACTTCCTCTAATTGCTTGCAAAAAACTTCAAGCTCAATTTCCAAAGCTTTGATAAATTTCTCATCCCTTTCAACCCGAACAATCAAAGGTTTAATACCCGGATAGTAAGAAATAAAATCCCACCACTTCCGACCCGTGACAAAAAGCTCGCCCTGGACTTGCTGGAAATAATCCATAGGAAGTTTGTTGTCTCGCAAATAACCAACATGAACCGCCATGCTAGGGCATTTGATCTGGATTCCACCGTCTTCACCAACAAGACCATCCGGACTGCATGAGTATTTTTTATCTTCGTTCGCGTAACAAATTCCGACTTTTTGAACAACCGAGTCAGTGATTAGCTCGTAAAATTCTCTAGCTTCGGCCTCCACCTCGTTCCCTCTGTTCATGTACGCACTTTTAAAGCCTTCTTCCGTAGTTCCAGAAACCCTCTCCCCAGCAAGCTGATTAAGGTATTTCTCCGCTTGTTTTGAAGGCTCGCCCTTCGTAGTTATGATCTTGTCAAAACAGGAGGCTGTGGGGATTCCTCCTCTAGCAGCTCGCCACTCCTCGCTAAGTTGTTCGCAATCGAGAATAATCATTTCTTTTTCTCCTTAGCCTGAAGTGCGGTTAAGGCCTTTTGATAAAGACTTTTTGGGATCACTTCCAAAGACTCAACTCCTAACCATTTGAGAAACTTCTCTTCATTAGCTCCAGTAGACATAATGTAATCAGCTAATGTTGAGGCTTGAGCCTCAGTTATGTATTCAACATCAACCGATTTAGCGTCATCATCTTGGTCATCAGTCGCTAATCCGGTTAAGGATAGGAGTGTATATCTCTGAAGGTAGGTATTCGTACTACCAATGGCCTGAATCGAATTTTTAGATCCAGATGTATCAGCAGGAGCAGAAAGGGTTGTCTCTTCATAATGCCCCATTTCGTGAGTAATTCTGCAAGTCACGGAAATGTGTCCGTTTTGCTGAGTACGCCAAGATGCGGATAAACCATATTTGCTTAACGCAGCATTAATCTTGTCGCACACATTCGCCAATGACGCATGGTTATAAGAGGTTTTTCCAGCTCCGAAAGAAACATGCTTATCTTTCTCAATTCTAGGGGGGGTAGCTTTAAACGCAGCCATTGCCTTATGGTAGGCCTTGCGAGCCTCATTCGCTTCCCACCGCTCTTGAAGATCCAGAAGCTTGGCTAACTTTTCAAGATCAGCTCCTTGACTTACAGCAACTCGGATCATTTCAGCCGGCGAATTATCCTGCGACAACTCAACCGGACTATTCTTAACCTCTATTTGCGTTTTCATTTTTTCCTCCTGGGAATTTTGTTTAAGACTTGTAAAAACTATCCTCAATCCGTTCCCACTCTTCAGCCGTGGAATGAACTTTATTTTTATAACTCTCCAAAAGATCAAGATCCGAAAGAAGGGCCAAGACTTGGATATGATTCATCTTCATCACTTCAGAGAGAGCCTTACGAATCGCCCGGATCTCAGCGGCAGACTTTTCAGCCATCGTGTGGCGAAACTTTCTCCGGATCATTTCAAAAAGCACGTCATCCATTAGTCACCTCTCCAAGCTTCGTAAAGGTCATCCATTAAGTCACAAAGAAAATCCCCGTAATCCTCGAAAAGATTCTCTGTCCACTCCTTACCGCAATTCGAGCACTGGATATGAATATCCCCTTTGAATCCTTCCGGTACGTCCAATTCGTTTTCCCATTCGCAATCGAGGCAGTAGAAGGATTTATTCATGACAACGCCTCGGCTTTAACCTTGTCGCCACCATCAACAAGCCATAATTCAAATTGCTTGACGGTTTTTAATCCGTTAGGCGTCTTTAGTTGAATATCGATAACGCCCAAGGACTGCTTCGGGAACTTCACGACAACTTGAACCTGCGTAGCGTTTACTTTTGCTGTGAGCGTTCTTCGGATATGCAAAGTGGCGGTTTTCATGACTTCACCAATTTCACGCCATTCAGTTCTTGATAAACAATCCCATAAACGGCGTTCCACTCTTTAACCAAGTCTGGCTTTACAACCCGGTTTATGTCAGCTATCGCTTCTAGGTACATTTTGATTCTTGCGAGTTCTCCGCGATTCATTTTCCACCTCTGTAAAAGACATGCTTGCCAATCGTTGCGGTCTTAGTCATCTTCTTGGCCCAAGATGGGACTTTAAAATCAGTGGATTCCCAGTGATCCGCACCATTAACAAGATTCGTATGAGCAGATTCTCGCCATGCCTTTTCAGCGTCTTTCCATACCCATTTAGGGGACTTAGCCAGACGTAGAGAGTTAACGCCATATACACCCTTCAACGTTCCACGGTTACGGATCGCTTCAGCAATCGCAACCTTGCCAACATAGGACTCTCCCTCCGCTTCCCCAACAATCGCCCTAATCGCCATCATCCGATCAATCTCAGCGAATCCCGACGAGTTCCAAAGCATCAGCAGAAAAATTACGAGACTTAGAAACCTGGTCCCAAAGGCTATTTTGTCTGGATGCGTATTCGAGGAGCTTACTGAGGTAAGATTGATCTCCCGTTTCCTGGTAGGCAGTAATAAGGAGAGCAATCCGCGCTCGGTCAATTTGGGATTGCATCTTGATTTCATCGATAAGCCCTTTGATTCCTGTTTTGTTTGACACTTCATTCATTCCCCCTTTTGGATTTAGGGGCCAAAAAAAAATGGCCCATCCAGGGTTGACCTAGATGAGCCATAAAAAAAGCCCACCAGGATTGCCCTGGTGGGCCTCTAACATTTCCTAATTTTTTCTAACTACAATCGGGGCGGCAGGATTTGAACCTGCGACGTCCTACTGTCAAACCCGATTAAGAGAGAAAAAAAGAGAGCGGTTAGAGGCCCTTGAGGGAGTAACGATTCCGACATGGGAGACAATCGGGCGAAAGTCTTTTGTGGAAACAAAACCCATGCCGGAAAACTTTTGCAAGGATTTGATCTTAACCGCCCGATTGGTTTTTTGCATGTCAGGATTTTACTCCCTTTCAAACTACTTTCAACAACAATTTTAGTCTTTTTTCAACTGCCTTAAAGCCCAAGCAGCTTGACGGCATTTCCCCGAACAATACTTCTTCCAAGGAACCGTCTTTTCATACTTCTTTTTGCAAATCTCACAACTCGACTTCATCACTACTCCTACGCTGATGATATTAGTATAACGGTATCCGTTAGGAAAAGTAAAGGTTATTTTTAAACTTTGTTTACTTAGAAACTACTTAGGCCAATCTCCCTACTGCCACAGGGCTTTCAGCGGGTTGTCGGCCTAAAGCGCGGTCGTATAGTGCGCGGGTTGAGCCTTCGAGGAGGTTTAAATAGCGGATGGTTTGATTGATGTTTGTATGCCCTAAGAACTTACTTACAAAGCCGATGTCTGCCCCGCCTTCAAGCATCCGGATAGCTAAGGAATGCCTTAAGGCATGGGGACTTATCTCGATCCCTTTCATCTTGCCTATTTTGGTGACTAGCTTAGTGATGTCGTTTGGCATGAGCCTTAATCTGGATTCATTCATAAAAACATGCTCTCCTTTGGCTAGCTTCTCAGATACCCTTATTTGACGTTCTATTAATACGGCTGTTTTCTCGGTAAACGGGAGTATCCTGGGCCGGTATTCCCCTTTCGAGGTTTCCTGCCTTATGGCCACGTTCATTTTATCGAGTCTAATGTCTGGGCGGTCTAAGAATGATGCTTCCTCCCGGCAAATCCCGGTATCCCATAAAAGGTTCATCAAAACTTCCCCTTGCTGATTCAGGATCGGGTTATCTGTAATAATGAAATCAAATTCCTTTTGCGAGATATGTTTAGGGTCTTTAGGTCTTGGTTTTCTGAACCTTGAAAAAACATAGGGATTAAAAGGAAGGATCTCTTCAACAACAGCCCACTTATAGAATGTCACAATAATCTTGGACATCCTATAGGTGTACTGTCTCTGCCAGTTGTTATCGGTCTCTAGTTTGACTAATACCTCATCAATATCCGAAGGTTTTTTAGCAGCTAGAAAATCAATATGAGGTAAGAAGTATTCAAGAGTCCTGACGTACTCTCTGACTGTTTTATCGGATAAACCTCGAATATCCCGACTGAAAGCCTCGTACTTTTTTATAAGTTCTGTATTCATCGGCGATTTTATAGCTTAAAAACTATAGTTTGTGGCTAATAAATGACGGGTTTATTGATCGTAAGGGGAAAACCTTAGTAGGATATCAGGGAAAATACTAGTCTCTATTTACAAAAAATTAGGTCGATACCTATCAATGGTAGATAATTATCGTTCACTTTATAAATGTTATGAGTTTCAGCGAATCCAGAAAAATGTGCAGTTTTGGTGGTTATTTAATACGTTTTAACGTGCGGTATAGTTAAAAGAAATCCCCTGTCAAAAGAGACATTTTTACATAAGTGTATTCATGGTTGGCATCAGGCCGTTCCCTTACTGGTCTTAATCTTATAATAGGCGCCCCCAAGAAATTAGGCCGACCGCTAAAAGTAGGGACATATCCTTTAGTATCAGGCACCCATCCTTTTTGAAAAGACCCAGTTCTTACTAAAAGTCTCTCCTTTTGCTTTACTTTCATCCTTGAATCTAAATACATGGTAGACGGCATAGCTGCATTAAATTTATGGTCGTGACCTGAGTTGCCAGTAATAAAGACATACCCATTTCTACGCGCAATTAGACTTTCGTTTTTTGTATGAATACACCAGACATCACCGCTGTAATGCGCTTTACTAGCTCTTATTCTGGAAAAAGGGATATCGGTTGTTGATCGCTGGCAATATCCAATAACCCAGCAGCCGTTTTTAAAGCCGCCTTTTTTAAAATATTTCCTTGTTCTATAACCATGAATTGCCAAAGCCCACTGTAATCTGTCTATTAATGATTCATCACCTGAATAATATGTTCCAGCCGTGGGATACCTTGCGTAACCATCCCCCAAAACAAGATTTTTAAAGAAAATGTCAAATTGTCGCTTGCTTAACTTAAAAACCCAATCAGGGATATTCTTCTTATCAACATATCTAAGAACAAGTCGAGCAGATGCTTTTCTAATATGAAAGCTCGTAAGGCCATCGCATTTAACCCAAGACGAATAATCGTATCCAAGCCTATCCAAAATACTTTTAATAATAGCTACCTTTTCATGAGATTTTTGATTAATATCAATTCCTTGGCCACGCTGCTTATCATAAATTCTGAAATGGCCTTCCGCTATCAACCATCCAGTTAATGCTATTTCATCGTCGCTCAAGTGATATTCAGACTCAACTATTCCAGCTAACGGGATCTGTGCTTGACATTGATAATTTACAAATTCAGAAGCATCCTTTTTAAGCCAATAACCCATTTTCTTTGTTTTGCAATTTTTAAGTCGATAAATAACTCTGTGGTTTGGCGTTAATAACATATCGACATTGCTATTTTTTATATGAATCATTTCACCTTTATACGGTTTTTGATAGACATCAGTAGCGGTATCTTCATATATTGATCCGTCTTTATATGAAAATACGGGGTCGCCTTTTTTAATTTCACCTATAGATTTCCACCCATCTAAAGTAAGGATTTGAGTAGTTTTATCCAAACACAAGTATACATCAGCGTCCCAAACTGCTGTCATATCTTCAAGAGCATTTAATGAAGATCCTATTCTTCTGCCTCCACCAGCTTTTTTACCGGCTGTATGATGTGCGTAAATATCAACCCCGACAAGATGCTTTTTTCCGTACCTGAAAATAAGTCTGATAACAGAAACCCCACCTAGATATTTACACCTTAGGGAATCACACATTTTCATCGTTGAAGTTTGCCCAGAGTCAAATTGATAGTAGTGGTTCCCTTCAATTAAACCGACCGCTCTATCTTTCATGAATGAGATTTCATCGATAAACTCAAGTGTCCTTTTTGCCATCAAATCATCTAAGGTCTTGATTGTTGTATCGTGTAATTTAGCGTGATAAAAAGCCTCTCTTTCCGATGTTGAGGCTAGATCGTCGTAGTCTCCTAATCCTAAGTAATAAACCTTCCCAGTTTCTTCCTGAAGTTTTTTACAGTAGTTTAAATACCCTTTCCACCTGTCCACATCGCAGTTATGCGCGAAGCGGTGAACATCTGAAAATATGCACAAATAATAGTCTTCGTTAAAATGCTTTATGGGGATCTCGAAACGATGCACAGTAAATAGTGAATCGCTCATGCTAACCTAGGTAAGTCCTGGAGGTTCAATCAAATATCTTTTCGCATGCCTTTGCGAAATTTTTAGCGTACCGGCGTTTAAAAAATGGCCACTTCCATTGAAAAACTGGAATTTTCTTAAAATCTTCTTCTTTTAAATTCCTTATTCCTTCAACTAGCACCTGGTCGAAGACTTCTCTTTCTTCAGGAGTTTGAGCATATTTTATTTTGTCATGATCAAAAAAAAGCTGGTCTAGAGGGTCAAGTTCCTCTCTCTTAATTGCACAGTCCAAACGAGAGCCACCACAAACTCCATAAGTAGGAAAAAAATATCCTAATTTTCTAAACTTTTCCGCTAGGCTCATTTTTATCACCGTTTGACTTTTGGCCAAAATAAAAAGACACGATTGAGATAACAATAGTATAAAAAGGCTCGTCCACTTTCTTTCCAAGGTAAGCCATAATACAAAGAGTTAAAACCGTCACAACCGCAAGCCATCCCCTGATGCTAACTCCTAAAACATTAGACTCATTCATGACAGATCCTTTTTGAAACGGACTATCACTTCCCCGTCCTTATTAAAAGAAACCTCGGCATGATCAACCACACCAGACAGCGCTTTTTTAATTTTATTCAAAATAGATTTTTTATTTTTTCTTTTCATTGCATTCACAGTAGAAGTTATCAGGTAGTTTCAGGTCATTTCGGTACTCAATGTCTTCCATCCGGTCAATCATAAGGTCGAGGGTGAAAGGATCTATGTCTAAATCTTGGGCTTTGAGGCTAATCAGAAAATCTAGAACCTCTTCATGGTTTTGACACATCGCCTCTATACATTCCCGTAGAATCGAGTTTTTTTCGCAGCAGGATTTCATGACTTAACCGCCCTCAATATGATTTTTAAGTCTCTTTGAAGTTCTTCCTGGTTCCGGTCGTATTTTTCCTGAAATTTAACAAATGTCTGGGCCTGGTTCTCAAGCTGCCTTTGAATCTCCGGAATAACAACCTCATGCTTTTGCGTTAACGCATTAGCCTGCTCAATGTCAGCTTTAGCACTTGTAATGAAATACCAAGTTACTCCAAAGGCAGAAGAAATGATTATCGTTAAAATCCATCTAGGAATTTTGACGTTTCCGTTTTCAGACATTGGATTTCTTTTTTTTCAGTTTTTCTTTTCCTGAAGCATCCAGTGGACTAGGGCTGGATGAAAGGATTTCCTTAACTTCATTTTCTTTGGATCGAATAGACTCTTGTAATACCTGTCTATCTGCTTCAAGGTCATTGGACTTTTTAGAGAGCTTATTTTTTTCATCTTCCAACCTCTCTTTTTCAAGGTTAAACTCAGAAATTTTGGCAGTTAGCTCTATCTTCTTATTATTAAATTCGGATTGTTTTGATTGAAGATCGGAGGCGTCCCTAACAAGTCTTGCCTCGATTAATTTTAAGGAATCTAACTTTTCTTCTATCTCAAGCTCTCGTTTTTTAAGAAACTCAACCTGTTTCAAATTCTCTTTTTCACTTAGCGAAAGCTTCTCTTCGCGTTCTTTGTAAATGACGCGCTCTTTTCTAAATTCCTCTTTGTCTTTGTTGAAGCTATCTCTCAAAAAAGTGACATTAAATTTCTCGTCATTTAAAAGCTTTCTTTCGCTTTGAATCTCGGACCGAAGTTGCTCCAATTTCTTGCGGTCATTTTGGATCTCGATTCTTTCTCTCTCACACTCCTGAGCCGTTCTTTGCCTATGCGCGTAAGCCTCATTACATTTTTCTGCTAAATCAGCAATAACCTTCTCTAAAGCCTCTTTTTGGCTTTGAAGTCTTTGAATATCTGCGTCCAAAATGCCTTTTATTTGCTCCACCGTAATATCCATATGTCTCCTTTAATGTAAAAAGGCCATCCCGGACCTTCTCCGAAATGGCCTGATTGGGCTAAATTGCCGAATGAGGTAAATAACTTGTACTAAATGACTTACGCTATATTTTCATTTATTATCCACAAACTCAATTTTCTATTGTAGATTATTGCCCATGAAAACAAGCGTCTTTACGGCCCTTCTTTTCCTTTTCTCTAGTCCGCTATTTGCCTGCATTGAGTTTCTTTCTAGCGATTACAAATTTATTAACGAAGACTCAAAAACCGCTGCCGTTAACTATCACGGAGTTATCCGCAATAACTGCGGACGAGTTATTAAATTTCCAGTCATTCATATTATTACACTCGATGAAGATGATGTCCCTCGACATGTCTTTAAGCATTTGATTGCTTATGAACTCGATCATGGCGAACTCCAGGAATACGATTACACGAGTCCATTAAAATACAATGTCCTTTCTGTAAAAACTGAAATAACCTGGGAAAATTCATGAAGCAACTAGGTTTTTTCGTTGGAATTGGTTACCGTTTTGTTTGCGATTGTGGGAAAGATTTAAATCTGCGTCCTCAATCTTCTGATTCTCAAGAACCGATTCAAATATCTCACCTTTACAAACAATGTGAATGCTGTTACCGCACTTACAAAATTTCATTTGATAATGGGTTGAATCTAAAGGAAGAAGAATCGCAAAAGATTGCTTCCCTGTTCTTACAGGTGAGCAAGCTAAATTTAGAAGCTTCTCGACTGTCTGGTCTTGCCATGGTCGATCAAATGATATAGATTTCAGTCTCAAAGAAAGACATTCTGTACAAAATTTAAGTTTTTTATTTTTCATATTAATCATTAAAGTCTATAGATATTATTCTGGATGGACGTTAAATGAGTCATGCGATCACATCCAGCGAGATTTCATTTGACGATTGTTTATTCATTTCATTGTGAAAATTGCATTCAGCAGATTCCGATAGATTTTCTTGAATGGTTTTCACTAAAGTCTGTTTCGGTTTTTGAAGTCGAATGCTCGAAGTGCGGGAGCAATTACAGCGTGAAATTTGAACCTCATCATCAGATTCCGGAAGCACTATTGCAATGGAGTGAAGATTATAAACAACGATACGTATCTTTAAACGATGAAGCAGTTCGATTATCTGATTTGCTTCAAGTAACGGTAGAAAATCTGCCCCAGAATGAATAATACAGTCGCAGTTATTTTTCATAAGGAGGTGAAAACATGGAATGGATATTATTCATAATCGTTTTTGTTATTTGGTCAATTTGGAGATGTTGGTTCACAACTTATAAAGATTAGCCTCCAAATAATCGTCTTACACCTTCCGTTGTTCCCGTTACAACAGGTCGACCATATTTGATTCCAAATTTGTTTATTGGATCAAAAAACCTTTTAGCTTTTAATAAGTTAGATGCCGCTCCTGTAATAATAGGGGCTGATCTCATTCCTTCAGAGTAAGCATCTCCAGCTAAAACTCCTAATGCGCCCATGGGATGACCAGACAACGCTATTCCTCCTGCCCCCATATGTCCTAACTTTGAAAAAAGAACTTTCTTCTGCTCGTTAGCCAAAGCGTTTTCAAGAGCCTTTTTTGCTGTAATAGCCGTCGATTCTTTCTTTAAAATTGGCGCTACTTTTGGCTCCGCTCCAGCTATTTCTTTGCGGATACCAGAAGCAACAAGCCTTCTAGCTTCTGTAGCGCCTGGGTTTTCTTGCATGGAACGATTAAAAGCAGAATCTGGTGTCTCTGAGTAAATTGCCTTTTTAAGTCCTTGCCCCTTCTCGAGGTTCATTCCATGATAATCAGGAGCCGTCTTTTCACCTTTAATCGCCATCCCCAATTCGTCAATCTCAGATACGGGAACCTGTTTCTTGGGAAGCTGGTTTATAAAATTTTGCTTTACGGTTTCAATGGCGACAGCGTCCTCATTTTTCAAGCCTTTCACAGCAACTTCTTTTGCTCTGTCTAATTGCTTAACAATAGATTCGGCATTTATGCGCTTATCACCTTTAAGCAACTTAGCCAATTCATCTTCGTATTGTTTTATAAGGGATTCTGACTTACCGAGCATTTTTTCTTTACTTCCGACAATTCCTAGCTCCGCGGCATCTAATCCAAAACGAGGATTTTTTTTGATTACATCTCTGGAAGGTTTTAAAACGGAAAGCATCATGCGATTTGCTGCGCCTGGGATTTTCCCAATCAACATACCAGGTGTTCTAAAAACACCTTCAACGATCCCGGTCCTGACACCCTCACCAAAAACACTACCAGCATTTTCCATGATAGGGTTTATAGGTATTTTTCCTCTCCGTAAAGCCTTAATAGATTGACGGCCAGCCTCACCGGACATAGAACCAGCCACAGAACTACCGAATGTATTTATCCCAGGAATACTTCCACCTATCGCTTGCCCCATAGCAGGTAAAATATCTTCTGAACCTGGCTCGGAGAAATATCCTGTTGGTCCAGCCACTCCAAATTTTTTGAAAGCTTTAGATCCGCCATAGGCTGGAATTTCTACTTGTTGAGTTTTTTCAATAGGAGGAAGATTTGCAAAAATCTCGTCAAGATCATCTTCAGTCGGAGGTGTTTCGCCTCTTAATGTAACTGTTCTTCCATCTGGTCCTTTTACTTTATACGTTGGCATATTAAGTTAGTCCTCTTGAAGTCGATAAATTATTCTAGATGACACAACATCAGAAATTAGACTTATGGCTTGAGAGAATAAAAAGTATAGGCACAATATTAATAATATATACGCCCATATTTCGTTTGATTTTAAATATGCTTTCAAATATCCAACCGAAGCCCCCATTAGGATTATTGGATATATTGCGACATGGTACAAATATTTCAGTGGTTCTAGGATTTTTTCTGACAAATATTTCATTAATAATGACCATAAATGACCGTTATCGTCTATCGGTGAAAGTATTTGCATATAAGCTTTTATTTCATTTCTTTCTATTCATCATTTGTTTTTATTATTTCTGCACTCCAAATTGGCCGAGATTCTAATCACTCAATCACCGATTTCCTATATTTGATGAGTTTCTATTCAACAGCAACCACTTGGTATTTAACTTTTGGTTGGTTGTTTTGCACTTGTCCAAACCACTGTCTAGGATCTTCGCCGTAATTCCTTTCATAGGCCCCAAACATGCCGGACTCTTCTGCATCTAGTGCTTTTGAAATCCTTTCGAGTACAGGCTTTAATCGAGGAACGCTTAGAATATCGTCATTAGCCGCCGCCTGAGCAAATAGGGCCATTTCTCTATCAGAGATAGCGCCCTTTGTTTTTGCCGTATTTAATAATTGAGCATCCGTCCCAATGATTTTAATTTTTTGCCAGTCTTCCAACATTGGGTCGTTTGGTTTAAAAGCCTTTTTCCATCCAACTTCCATCTTTCCCAAAATGCCCTGCGGAACGTTCGGCAAAGCTTTCGTGGCATCAGCTAGAGATTTTCTTTTCATTTTATTTGCTTCAACTGTTTCATATATTTTGTCTGTCGCTTTGACCTTTGCCATTTGCTGTCCTGGGGTTAATGAGTCTTGCCCCATTCTAGACTTTTGGTAAGGTGTGATGAAATTCGGATCTTTAACTATTTTTTCTTCTCCCGTATTTGGATCTAAATAAGAGGTAAACCCTTCTGGGATGGCTCCGCTTCCGAAAGCTTTACTTCCGTCCTGCATTCTTTTTAATTTAATATCGTTTATCGAATTTTCTGTTTCAAGCTTCCTGCGTTCAAGACCCTTCGTACTAACATAATCAGGTCTTTGAGTAATCATCTGACCGCCACCGAATATCCCAAATGCCGTTGGCTTATTCGTTACATCGTAGCCTAATTCACCAAGCTGAGCCCTCTTAACAAGCGCATCGATTGAATTTTCTGATCGTCTATCTTGAGCTTTTTGTTCTAAAAATTGTCTTGCTGCTGAAAATCTACTGGCCATATTTACCTCATTATGTTTCTTCGTAGTCTCGATCTGGTGAGTGGGTCATTAGATAAACTTGCAAAATTAACGTATCCACCATGTGGAGCAATTCCTTTTCCTGCTAACGCTTCTGCAGCTGCTGATGTGGTACCAGGAGGTACCCCTTTAGAGGTCATATAAATATCAGCACCAGCCAATGCAAGACCTGTTAAGTCATTAAATTGGTCGTCTGATCTATTTTGATTATATTGGTTAACACCTTCATTGATTCCAAATGCATCTCTCCTAAATCCTTGTTCAGCGTTGTAGGCATTTAGGTCAAAATCAGCAACCCGGTTTTCCTGTCCAAAATTAAATTCATTAAGACGTTGTAAACGGGCTGTATTCGTGTCCCGCTCATCATTGGCGCGGGTTAAATGAGCTGCAGAGAGTTTTCCTATTTCATCACCTAATGTCCTTCCAATGTCTCTATTGACTCTTCCAGCGATAGCTTCCTGAGCCCTAACATTTCCAGAAAGTCCCCCTGAGGCAATTCTTCCGCTTGCGTCTCTAATTTCATCAGCTTGTCTTTTCTGAAGCGCAGACTGGATCAATGCCTGTTGAGTGGCCATCATCTGGGGATCAAAGCCAACTCCAACCCCTTTAGCCCGGTCCCGGATTATATTTTGGGTGTCTGTTTCAACCGGACGGAGATTTTCTACATGCGGAGGACGGTATCCCGTATATGGAGCAAATTCATAGCCACCGCCTTTATTTTTTCTAGACATTAGAGCCGATGCGCCACCTGTTAAAATTCCCTTCCATGTATTATTCATTTCTATCTCCTTAAAAAGATGTTAACGCTACTCTGTACCGGCTTCCGCCGTATAAAAAAACCAAATAAAGTGTTCCGCTGTTCAATACCACTAAAAATTCAGGATTGTCCTGACTTGCATCTGGAAATGAATCTAAAACAGGAATATCTTTTAAATTTCCAATTCCTAATGTCTTTTCCATGTCCTCTAATTGTCTCTCAGACTGCATTCCTGGTCTAAAATTCCACATTAACGCACCAAGATTTCAATTTGTTTATCAGAAAACCCTAATGTTTTTAGTTTTTCTCTAAGGTCTTCTTCTTCTGAGATTTCTAAAACTTTTTCTTCTTCATCATGTTGCTTCTTTTCTTCATCAATAACGATTTTATTACCTTCTCTTATCCAGTATTTCCTGTCCTCTTGGTTTTCAGGGATACTCGATTCATCAGCCTTTACATATGTAAGTCCACCTAGCCCTGAGTCTTTTAAAAACTCCTCTAACGTATCTTCAGAACCAGGAAGATATTTAGCAATAGCCACAGAATTATTCGGTTTATCAACAAGATAAACTTCCTCTGCGTAAGCGTTAAAAGATAAAAGAATAAGTAAAATTAGAATCATCATCGTCTTGCGTCTCCTACGGCTATCATGCTAACCCTCGCGCTATCGGTTGCTGTGCTTGTTGTGTTTGATTTACAAACTCCGCGAATTGATCCCGCTGCAACGGAAGATGTCACAAACTCACCTGCATCCGCTACGTTTTCACATGTTCCAACTACTCCATAGTTGGAATTGTTAAAATCAGAATCAACAGTGCAAGTCCAGTCCCCGGCTCCGTTATCAACCGTTCCGGAGACGTTGTAAGAATCTAAAATTGTTGCCGAGGCATTAATAACGCAGTACGCCCCGATTAATTCCCTATCAAAAATACCATGAACGGTTACAGTGTCCCTTGAAGTAAATAGGCTTGTCGCATCAGTATTAATTGATCCAATAAGCCTGTAATTAGTTACCCCAGAAGGGCCTGTTGTGCTAGTTGAATAAGTAACAGAAAATGACTTTGTAGAGTCCTGATCCGCAACACCGTAAACATAATATTTTGTAGATCCAGAGATTGATCCAGTATCTAATCCTGAAATCCCGTTTGCGGGGTCATCATTTCCTGTTGTAACCGAGATATCTGAGCTTACGGACCTGTATTTTCCGTTTATATAAAGCACTCCCGGAGTAACTTTAAATGTCGTAAATCCGTCATAGGAAACAAACGCCCCTCTTGCGAGTCCTACAGGAGTCCTGCCAGCTGGTGAAAAACGTCTGACGGTCGACCCATTAGATAGAACATCATTTAGATTAGCCTCACCAGCCGCACTTGATATATTTGTAAAAGGACCATTTGTGCAGGAGGTTGTCCTTAAATCTTGAACCGAAACAACCGTAGAAGAATCCGTTGAGACACGGGCGAGCCTGATAGAGTTAGTTGCTACGGACGGGGCTGCTGCTCCAATCGCAACCTCGGAGTATTGAAAATCTCCATTAATATCAATATCAACGTAAGTCCATTTTGAGGCGGTATAAGTATTCGGGGTTGAGCTCGCTTTGTTAATTCTATATCCTCTTGGATAAGCTGTCCCCGATGATGTGCTAGTCGTAAGACTCGCCGAAGTACTAGGCAATAGCCCTGTATATACAAATTCACATCCAGCACCTTCATAAGTCCTAATCCTTGGATTGATTTCATCGGCCATCTCAGCTTCCCCGATTGAGTCATCCACTACGTTGGCCGCATTTATCGAATTAACACCTCCAATTAGAACCTGGGTAAAGTTTCTATTTAACCGGGTATGAAAATCCGATGAAT